AATGCTTGATATTTACGACGCGACGATTGTCACCGATCCTTCATCACAAATAATATCAACAACGCCGTTGAAATTCCGGGCGTCATCAAATGGAATGTTCCAGGTTCAATATTCCGGCAAGCATAATGTTGATTTTGTATTTCCGGCAACCGGTCAAATGTTTGTTGAATATACTGTTTCTTTGATTATCAAGAAAAACAATATCGTTGTTTCAACCGATCCAATTTATAACGGAACATTGAACGGCGTAATCATGCCGTTACCGACGACAAGCTTCACTTTCAATTTTAACCGTTCGGTTAATATGTTAATCAACGATGAATTGACGTTTGAAATAATGTTGTCAAGAACAAATTTACAATTGATTATTCCGAATTATGCAAATCATTCAGTCACACAAACCGTGACATCAAGCGGCGCAAGATTGGATATTATCAAAAGTCAACAAGCATTGACGCCAGGATCGGCCGTGACTTTAAATCCATTTTTACCGGACATGACATGCGACGTTTTCTTGAAAGGAATAATTACGGCCTTCAATTTATATTTGAAACCGGATGCCAACAATCCGACGATCCTTGAAATCGAACCGCTTGCCGATTTTTACAACGGTTCGGACAAGGCGCTTGATTGGACGTATCTTGTCGACAAGTCAAAAGAAATCAAGGTGACACCGACTATCAACTTCGCATCGAAAGATTATAATTTCATGTTCGAAAAAGAAGACGATTATTGGAACACCCAATATATTAATGCTTTCATTGAACAATACGGATCATTCACTTTGTCAAGTCAATCGCAATATGCAACCGACACGACCGACATGAAACTTCCATTTGGTCAACATCCATTGGCGTTGATTGATTCAACGAATTTAATTGTTCCGAGATTTTACCAGGTTAATTTTGATGAATTCGGGAATGGTCAAATCGTTTTGAAAAAAGGAAAGTCATTCATCGTGCAACTTGGTGAAATGCGCGAAGGTAGATGGATTCACCGGAACGAATCCGGAATCGATATTCCGCAAACAATTTATCCGTATGTCGGTCACCTGGACGACATCGACAATCCAACATTCGATTTCAATTTCGGCGTTCCGGAAGTCGTTTATTATCCGGCGACAATTTACACATCAAACAATCTTTACCAATATCACGAAACTTTCATCAAAGAAATCGTTTCAAGATTTGGCAAAATGTTAACATTGTACGCGACGATTGATTCCGATATAATCAACAAGTTAGATTTTAGAAATTTAATAAACATCGATGCCGTCGTTTATCGATTACAAAAAATAAATGATTACGATTCCGGGAAAGGTCAATCGACATTGGTCGAACTGATTCGCATAATAGAAGGGGAAAGCGCCGGAACAATTGAACCGTCAAACTACCGAATAACCGAAAACGGAATTGTCCGTCGGGAACAATCAAATATTAACAAACGAATAATAGAATAAATTATGGCTGACATTAAAATTTCACAATTACCTCCAAAAACTTCGCTAATGGGCAAGAATGATTTGCTTGAAGTATCCGAAGAAGGGTTCATTCCTGGATCATTTACATCCAAGAAAATGCGACGCGATAAACTAATTGAAACGGTTATCGGAAACATTCCTTCCGGTTCGTTTTACGAACCTTCGACGCAATCAACAACGGCGAACACACCGACGGCCATGCTTATAAGTCAAACCGGTTTTTTAAATAACATTGCAATTTCGGGAACAACCGGAATGCAAGTTTACGACGCCGGTTATTATAACGTTCAATTTTCCGCGCAAATTTACCGAACTTCGGGCGGAACAAGTCAACATGTTGACATTTGGTTGCGAGTAAACGGAACGGATGTAAGCGATAGCAATACACGAATAAATGTGAACAATAATTCCGTTTATGATGTTGCCGCCTGGAATTGGTTTCTTTATTTGGCCGTGTCCGACGTCGTTGAAATAATGTGGTCAACAACGGCCGCAACAATTCAATTACAATCGGAAGTAGCAAATTTAATTATTCCGCATCCGGCAACGCCTTCAGTAATCGCAACAATAAACCGAATCGGATAATGGCAACAAAAGAAGCAGTATTTTCATTACGCGTTGACACCGGTAATTCGGTTCAAGATATTCAAAACGCGGATCAAGCAATCAAGAATTTTAATAAAGACTTGAAAGATACGCAAACAACCGCATCCAGTGGAACGGGAATGGATGCATTCCAACAAAACTTGGACGAATTGAATGCGCGTGTTTCGGCCGGTGGATTGACAATGCGCGACATGACCAAGGCAATGAAGGAATATCAATCCATTGCGGCGCAAGCTGGCGTTGAAAGTCCGGTTGGCGCGGAAGCGATTCGCGCGGCTGCGGAAATGAAAGACACGATTGGCGATTTAAAAGGCGCGACAACCGCTTTGTCATCGGACTTCGTTAAATTAGACACGGCCGTTCAAGGAATCGAAACCGGCGCGGCCGTATTCCAGGGACTTCAATCGGCGGTTGCATTGACCGGCGTTGAAAATGAAGAATTGACAAAAACAATGGTTAAGCTTCAAGCGACGCAAGGAATCGTAAATGCGGTGAATACGGTTGCAAAGAATTTGAACAAGGACGCAATCCTTGGAATCCAATTGCGAACGGCTGCGGAAAAACTTCGTAATTTTGTCATGACCGGTTCGGTTGCGACAACGCGAGCGCAAGCCGCCGGCGAGGTTGCACTTGGAACGGCAACGGTTGGTTCAACGATTGCAACGCAAGGCGCAACGCAAGGAATGAAATTACTTCGAATCGCAATGATTGCGACCGGAATCGGCGCGCTTGTCATTGGACTTGCTTTGTTGATTGCCAATTTTGACAAGGTCAAAGAAGCGGTTGTTGGCGCTTACGATAAATTTAACAAGCTTGGCCCGGCGGTTAAAACCGTAATCATGATAATGTTTCCTTTGATTGGATTGATTGTCGGAGTGGTCAAAGCTTTGGAACATTTTGGAGTTATTGACGACGTGAACACGCGTAAATTGAAAGCGAATGCCGAAGCGCGAACGAAAGGAATTGTCAAGGAACAAGACAAGATTATCGCGGCCGCATCCAAAAAACAAAAGGCAAACGACGCTTATTACGATCACGAAATAAATTTATTGAAGGCATCCGGAAAGGCGACTTATGAAATGGCCTTGTTGAAAGCGAAATCACATTTGGCCGAAGGTCGCGTTTTATTATCGGCGCAAGCTGCTAAAATAAAAGCGTACAAAGCTGAAATCGAAGTATTGATTGCGACCGGTGACGCTGATTCGGATCGTGTAAAAACATTGAAGAAATCATTGACCGAGGTTTCCAAGGTTGCCGGTGAAAATTACAATGACCTGGTTGCGACCAAGAACAACATTGAAATAATGCAAGCGGAACACGCCGCCGATTTAGCTGATAAAGCAAGAACCGCCGGAACGAATGCGAAACAAACGCAAGATCAATTGAACAAATCAAAACTTGAAACGCTGAAATCACATTTGGAACGTGAAATTCAAGCGACCGAAGATTCCGAAAACTTGAAGATTTCACAAATGGCCGAAGGCCAGGCGAAACAAATCGCAACGCTTGAAGATACTTACGGCGATTGGCGAAATGAATTAATAAAAAAAGCAAGTGAAAAGGAATTGAAGGAACTTGATGCGAAATTTGAGAAGGGAAAAATGTCCGAAGAAGAATATCGCAAAGAACTTCAAAACATAATGGACAAAGGAGTTAAGAATTTGACCGCTGAAGAAGTTAAATTGATGACCGAAAAAGAAATTCAACTTGCCGAAGGAATTCGACGCGCAAAATTAACGGCGGAACAACGCGAACTTGAAGATATTACAACCGCTTTTCAAGAACGAATCGCGGTCGCCAATAGTCAAGGCGAAGAAGGAAAGGCGGCGGCGCTTCAATTGGTGGTTGATGAAGAAGTTGAAAAAGCTAAGGTAAGGAAAAAATATGCCGACGCCGCGCTTGAAGAAGCCGCGAGGGTTGAAGCGGTTCGACGTGAACGAACAAAGTTTTTGAATTCATTGATTGCAACGGATCAAGCAATCGCGCTTCAAGAATTAAACAACCAACAATCGGACGCAAAAAAAGAATTATTGAAGCGATTGAATTCGGATAATGTTGATGAAAAAATTACTCAAGAAGAATTTGACGCCGCAATGCTTGGACTTGAAAAGAAAAAGATTGAAGCGATAAAGAAAATTAATCTTGACGCAACGGCATCGGCAAAGGCGGCCGAACAAAAGGCGCGAGAAGAAGAACTTGCCGGCGTCACCGCTGGAATTGAAACGGCGCAAAAGGCGCTTGATCAAGTTAAAATTGTAAATGACTTATTAAACGAAATCGGCGCGGCGAGAATCAACAAGATTAACGAAGAACGTGACAATGATTTGGCAAGTCTTGACGCCAAGCAACAAGCTGAATTAAATGCCGAAGGATTGACCGCCGAACAAAAGACGGCCATTGAAGAAAAGTTCGCAAAGCAAAAATATGCGGTTCAATTGGACGCGTTCAACAAAGAAGATAAAATCAATCGCGCGAAATTCAACCGCGACAAAGCGATCAAGCTTGCGCAAGTTGCAATGGACACGGCATCGGCAATCACGAAAGGAATTGCACAATTCGGGCCGCCACCTTCACCGGCTGGTATTGCTGCAATCGCCGCCGCCGGAATTATCGGAGTGACGCAAGCGCTTGCAATTGCAAATCAAAAATACCAGGGCGGAACAGCACCCACAATGCCGAGCGTTTCCGGTGGTGGTGGTGGTGGTGGTGGATCAATGGCCGGAACAAGCGCTTCAAGTTTTACCGCATCGACACCGACAACCGGAACGTCAACAAGTGGACTTCTTCAAGATGCACAAACCGCATCGCAACCGGTTCAAGTTTTCGTTTTGGAAAATGACATTTCATCTACTCAAAACAAGGTGGCCGTTCAAGAACAAAAGTCAAGTTTTTGATCCACAAACCGCCGGACGAATTTATGAATTCATCGCTTGAAGAAAAACAACCGTAATCGCGAAGGAACAATTCGGCCTTCGCAATGTCACCAATCGGAAGCTTCAAGTTTGTTCCAGGTCGAATCTTTTTTGGTTTGTTGGCATTCAAATAAATTGACTTGATGAAATGGTTGTCACTTTGCCAATTAACTTTGTCGAAAGTCTTGATTAATTTTTTCGAATCCATTAACACCGGCGAATGTGTTTCGAAGTTATAAATTGAATGACCAAAGTATTCCAAGAATTCAATCGAATTTTTGCAAGCGATTTGATAATGTCCTGGATGTTTTGGATTGATAATTAATTCACCGTTATAAATTGGAACATCGGCGCAAAGCTTTGGAGTGACAAAAAAGTCATCGTTCATGTAAATGAATTTACCGCCAATTTCATTTGCAAAGGTTAAAATTTTATTAGTGACATCGACACCGCGAATGTTGGAAAAGACTTTGCAAGGAATGTTTTGAGCGCCTTCGATTTCGTCGCCAATTGTGAAAATTTTTGCATCCGGGAAAGACATTCGAATCCAACGGATTGATTGAATCAATTCAAAATCGGATGTTCGTTTTTTATAAGGGAATACAAAAGTCATCGAACAAAAATACATAATATAATATGAACAAAGAAATTCCAACATACGAAATCTCGATTGACCTGAACGATCAAGAAACAACCGTTTCTTTCAATTCACTTGTTTCGATGCCGGCGCATGAAAAAAACTTCATGACATTTTCGAAACAAGTTAAATTTGAATTTAACGACGAAGAACAAGTGATCACCGGAATTGCTATTTCGGCCGATACGCCAATATATCGATTCGACCAAGAAACCGGCGAGGAATATTATGTTGTTTTCACAAAGCAAGCAATCAAGGACATTATTTTTGATTATGCCAGGAAAGACAATTTCAACAACGTAAACTTGGAACACAATCCGAATCGAATTGTCAAATCAATCTTCATGATTCATTCTTATCAAATCGACGCGGCAAAAGGATTCACCGCACCGGAAAGATTCAAGGACGCGAACGACGGATCGTGGATAGTATCTTATAAGGTGACAGACAAAGAATTGTTTGACAAAGCAAAGAACGGCGAGTTCAACGGATTTTCGATTGAAGGCGTTTTCAACTTGATTGACACAAAAGAAGAACAAGAAATGGCGCTAATTTTTAGCGAATTATTAAAATTAAAATTACAAATCAATGGATAATTATAAAATGATATTGAATTCCTTGCAAAATTATGTTGCAAAAAAAGCAATCGTAAAAAATGCGATGAATAAAAATAAATTCTTGGTCAAAGAAATGAATGAAATACAAAGTAAAATTGAAGCGAATGACTTGATCGTTGAAAATAATAAAATTTCAATAAGCGAAATAAATGCTTTGAGACGAAATGCCGTTGAAATCTTAATGAATAAAGCAACAAGCGAAATGCAAAAGAATAAAATCAACCAATATTTGAGACAAATTACGAACAAATAAACATAATAGATATAAACACAAATAAACATGAACAAGAATTTTAAAAAAGTAATGGAGTTAATTGCTGAAATGAAACAATCATTCGCAAGCGCTTCGCAAAAATTCGAACAAGCTACTTTAATGGACGGAACAATCGTTGAATTCGAAATCTTTGAAGTTGGACAACCGCTTTTCGTTGTAACGGAAACGGAAACAATACCAGCACCGGAAGGAACACACGCTTTGAGCGGTGAACTTGAAGGCGTTTCGGTTGTTGTTGATGCCAATGGAATAATTGTTGAAATTATCGACGAGCGTGGAACTGAAGAAGTTGTTGTCGAAGAAGCGACAAGCGAAGAACAAATGTCCGTTCAACAAGTGGAAAGCATAATCAATGCAAAATTAGAAACATTCGCATCAAGCATCGAAGCGGTTGCCGAAATGATGAAAATTATTGCCGATTCAAACAACACTTTGACGAATGAAATTGCTACCTTGAAAGGTGAATTCGAGACCTTCAAATCAGCACCGACAAATAACACAAATGAAGGCGAGAAATTCGCAAAAGTTGGCAACTTGACAGCTAAACAATTATGGTTGAAAAATAATAAAAATAAATAAAAATGTCACTAAAAAAATATTTAAAGACGTCGTTTGACTACGATGTTGTTGGACTTGCACCGTATACAGACGAGCAAAGAGAAGATTTAATCGTTCGTTCGGTTACTGAAGCGCAAACATTACAATACATTGCGATTCAACAAGGAATCAAAGGGAGCGAAGAATTGAAATTAATGGACGATTCAATCGTTTATCAAACGGCTGATTGTTCAATGACACCAGACGGTGACACCGTGTTCACTGATCGTGCAATTTCAGTTGAAACAATCGGTTATATGAAAAGATTTTGTCAAAAGGATCTTGCTGGATTTTGGACGCAACTTGCTTTGCAACCAGGCGCAATGGCCGAAGACAAAACACTTCCTTTCGAAGCGCAAATAACTGATTATTTATTGAAGCTTCATGCTTTCGAATTAGACAAATTAATTTGGAACGGAAACAAAGCGACTGGTTCTGGAAACCTTGCTTTCATGAACGGATTCAGACAATTCTTAACGGTTGCTGGTGGTTGTGTTAACTTGAACACTTCATCAACGGCAGCGATTACAGTTTCTAACGCTTACGACGTATTTTATGAAGCATTCACCAACACACCAACAAACGTTGCTGAAGGTGAAGAATTCATTTGCATGACGGGACGTGAAAATTTCAACTTGTTATTAAAGAATTTAGTTGATTTAAATCTTTACCATTTTGCACCGGGAGAATTCGCAACAATGAACGAACTTTTATTACCAGGTTCAAACATGCGAGTTGTTAAAGTAAACGGATTGAACGGAACTGATAATATCTACACTGGAAAATCAAGTCACTTTGTTTTCGGAACGGATTTATCTTCGGATTTCGAATCTTACGACCTTTGGTATTCATTCGATGACGACGTGATTTATTTACGATCTAAATTTAGAGCTGGCGTTCAAGTTCCTTTCTTGAATCAAATCGGAGTTTGGAACGGAACATCTTCACCGAGCTAATTAAATAAATTATAAACAACGACGGCCGGGCAACCGGCCTTCATTAAAAAAATAGAAAAATGAGTTTATGTGATATGATCGCCGGCTATAATGACCGGACATGTACAAACGGAAAAGGCGGAATCAAGTCGGTATTATTGTTCCCTTTGGGTGCGGTGACCGCATCGACTGTTTTAGCAAACGAAGTAACGGCCTTAACCGTTTCCGGTGAAACATTTCTTTACAAGTTAAAAAGTAATTTGTCAAGTTACACCGCACCAATAAAAGTTGATAAGAACAACGGAACACTTTGGTATGAACAATCTTTGTCAATGATCCTTGCATCCGATAATAAAGAATTAAGAAGTGAAATTCACTTGTTGGCACAAAATGAAGTTGTTTGTTTGGTTGAAAATGCTGATGGAACAATCGTTGCGCTTGGATTCGGCGAAGGACTTCAAATCGCTGATGCGAATGAATACACTTCCGGCGTTCTAAAAAGCGACCGACGTGGACATGTTGTCGTTCTTAACGGAATGGAAAATGATGAAGTGCCTGATGTTGCACCAGGTATTTATGCAACATTATTGACACAACAATCACCGGTTATTTAAGAAGTTTAGTTTGGTTAATTTAAGAAGGGAAGGAAAAAATTATTTCTTTCCCTTTTTTTTTGTAATTTTAGCACTATGAAAATAAAAAAGGAATTTATCGGATCAAAATGTTGGTCAAGTTTAATGTCAAGGTGGTTCGTGATTGACGAATCAAAAGGTGATTTATATTACAATCTTGGAATCTTTGACATTTACGAAATTGAAAAACCAAAACTAATAAAAAAAGAAAATGTTATTAATACAAAGAAACGGAACAACACCGCTGATTGTGACGGTGACGGAATTGACAACAATTGCGAATCCGGCGTACCTGTTTGAATTCATCCATGAACAAAGCTTCAAGGAATATCGCTGCGTTTTGAATAATATTTCAACCGCAACACCGCGCTTTGATGAATTTGTTTTGGTTGACGGAGTGGATGTTAATTTCGATTATAACGGTTACTATATTTATAACATTTACGAACAACAATCGCCAGGGAATCTCGATCCGGCCTTGACCGTTTCAATGGTTGAAACCGGACGCGCCGAAGTCATCGAATTAGATTCGCCGGCTAATGAATACGATTCACCGATTTATTTCAATATATATGAACAATAAAATTAAAATGACTTCGCTTTCCTTTCGGAAAGAATTCGTTAAACCGGACGAAGAAAAAGACCGTTCACTTGGATTCATCAAGTGGGGAAAGAAAAACGATTATCCGTATTTTTTAATTGACCTTTTCAACGGATCGGCCTGGCATCAAGGAATTGTCAAGACGAAAACTTTCTACATTGCCGGCGGTGGCCTTGAAGTTGTGACCGGTGACATGCAAGCTTTCATCGACAACCAGTATTCGGACTTCAATATGAACGAAATTTCCGAACAAATGGCATTCGACTTCGAACTTTTCGGCGGTTTTGCCGTCAAAGGTACTTGGAATCGCGAAGGATCACGCGTTGCAAAGTGGGAATACTTGGACGTTGATGCAATAAGAATGACCGAAGACGAAAGATTTTATTACTTGTCGGACGATTGGACGGCAATGAATCAAAGCGCTGAAAAAACAAATCTTCGAATGTTCCCGGCACTGGATGAAAACAACCGAACCGGACAATTCGTAATTTATTACAAAGAACCGGCAAAGAAATCAAGAAAAGAAAAAGGAATTTATCCGAAACCAACATATAATGGCGGATTGACGGCGATTCAAACGGATTGCGACATCGCAAAGTTCCACATGTACGAACTGCAAAACGGATTCAAGTCCGGGACGTTGATCAATATGCCGTCCGGATTCCCGGAATCAACCGAAGAACTTCATCGAATCACCGAATCAATCAAAGGACGAACGCAATCGGTTGAAGATGCTGGCGAAATTATTATCACGTTTTCGGACGGCGCTGATTTAGCGCCAACGGTTCAACAATTAAACGGAAACGACCTTGATAAGCGTTACGAAGTCACAATGCAATCGGTTCAACAAAACATCTTGGTTGCGCATTCAGTGACCGCGCCAACATTGTTCGGAGTTATGCAACAAGGATCTTTCAACGCGGCCGAATCCGGCGATTTATTCGAAATATTTAAAACAACATACGTTTCAACAAGGCAAAAACGGATTGAATGGATGTTGAATTACATGGCGGAACTTGGTGGCTATATTGGAACGGTTAAATTGGTTGACGTATTGCCGTTAACTTTGGACAATGGAACGACCATTGAACCAGTTGTTGCGGTCAATCCGGCAAATGTATCGGTTGCGACGGTTGATGCTGCGGTTGATGTTGCGAAATCGGCATTGAATGGATCACAAATCGCAAGTTTGATTGAAGTTGCCGCGCAAATTAAGGCCGGAATTTTAACACAAGATTCCGCATTAAATATAATTTTATCTTCGTTCCCGTCAATCGATGAAAGACAAGCGCGAAAAATTGTCGGACTTCCGGCAACCGCTTTTTCAATGTGCAAAAATGACGATGAAATTTCAATCTTTCAAGAATTCGGCGAAAGTCAAGACGATTATATTGTTTTGGGAAACATTCCAATTGAATGGAACACACCGAACCAAGAAATCATGAAAAGGCATGATCAATTGTTTGAAAAAATTGGTGAAATAACCTTAACGCCTGGCGGTTCGGGAAAGTAACTGGGGACGGCGAATCCCCGAAATTCGAAATTCGCTATTCATATCGAACGAGACCGGACGTCCCCGATCCGATCACGCAATCACGCGCGTTTTGTGAAAAGTTAATTGACTTAAATCGAACGTACACACGCGAAGACATTAACACAATTTCAACGCGAGTGGATCGCGATGTTTGGAAATACAAGGGCGGTTGGTATACGAATCCGGACACCGGAAAAACGACGCCTTATTGTCGCCATGAGTGGGTTCAACAAATTACAATCAAAAGACCGGCCGTCGGAATTACCGAACCTGAACAACCATTGATTGAAGTTGGTGAAATAAAAATAAACACAATAAAAGAAGGACGTGAATTCGCGAAAAAAATAATTGAAGAAGCGCTTGGAGTTAAAGCAAAAGTTACAATTAGTTCGGAATTAAAAGTTGAAAATTTTCAAAAAAGATTGGTTGAAGTAAAAAAATTATTTAGTGAATATAAAGTAAACGATTTACTTCAAGATGAAATTGAATTTAATTTTGAATCAAAATTTGTTAAAAATAAAGGTCTTGTTTTCGGAGTTGTATCAAGATCACCATTTCAAACTATTCAAGGTGAAAAATTTAGAATAAGCCGAATAAATGTTGGTCATCAAGTTGATAATGAAATGCTTGATAAAAGACGAGTTTGGAAAACTGAAAGTGGTTATATACAATTTGCCGAAGGTAATAAAGTTGACGCTAAAAATTTACAAATTGCCGTTGCAACGCATGAATTTGCGCATGTAATTTCAAGCAGTCGCGCCTCCTTATTGAACAATAATACAACAATGTTGAAATACTGGGATGAATTAAAAGTGATTCAAAAACAATATTGGCAAGAACGTGATTTATTAAGGTCAACGCAAGATATAAAACAACTTAATAAAATTTATCTTGGAAAATATGCCGATACAAACATCGATGAATTTCATGCCGAATCATTTATGGAATATAAATTGAGCGCTAATCCATCAAAATATGCTAAATTAGTCGGAAAATTAATTGATAAAAACTTCAAAAAATGACACAAACAAGAAATCTAATTTGTTTTAGATGCAAAAATTGGATTGAATTTCAAGGTTGTCCGGCATTCCCGGACGGTATTCCAGATGAAATTCTTCAAACAAATGAACATTCCGAAATTATAAAAGGTCAAATTGGAAAATTTATATTTGATCCAATTGATGAAGATGAATTAACAAATTAAAATAAAATAAATTATGAATTACCTTTTATCCGTTGAAAATTTAAAAAAGCTTGGATTGATTCATTCCAACACCGACACGAAGATCCTGGCGGTCGCAATCAAAAGAAGTCAAGACATCCAATTGCAACCGGCATTGTCAACGCCGTTATTCAAGGCGCTATTATTGCGCGTTCAAAACAATACTTGGACGCAAAATTATCTTGATTTAATGAATGATTATGTTGTTCCTTGTTTGGTGGCATTCGTTGACTATCGTTGCGCGTTACTATTGAACGAAAAATTGACAAACAAATCGGTCGGACGCATCCAGGATGAAAACATACAACCGAACACCGATAGCGAAACAAGCGCTTTGCGCGACCAATTAAGAAAAGACGCGTATTTCTATAAGGAAAGATTAATCGTTCATCTAATGGCTGATAATGGCACGAAATATCCGGAATATATTGAAACCAGTTCAAGTCCCGGACATTGTTCCGAAGACATGACAAAGGATCGAAGCGGATATACGCCGATAAATTTTATTATATGAAATTCAAAGCTTCAAAGGAACAAATCGAAAAGCTAAAAATATATTTAAAGAATGGAAAAAACAATCAACCAGTTAAAAAGGGAATTCGAAATAATAGCAACGGAACACCGTCAAATTAACGATTTCTTTTTTGGCGATTTTATCGATGCCGTTTCTCGCGATGCCGTAAAATTTCCGATCATGATTGTAACTTTGCAACCTGGAACGATTGGTGACAATTTTGTCGGAGTGAATTGCATTATTTCAATCGCTGATAAATATAATCTTCAAGAATATCGTCAAATCGATGAAATTCATTCCGATTGCTTATCCATTTGCAAAGATATTCATGTCACTTTCAAACAATGGCGCTTTGAAGAATTCTTGGATATTCAAGGAACGATTTCGACAACGCCATTTATTAACCGTTCACACGACGTGACGGCCGGTTGGACGATGAACATGGCCTTGAACATTTACGATTACGAAAATTGGTGCGAAATTCCATACGATAATTACGATTTTGAGAACAATTAAACATAATATATAGATGAACAAGCATTTAAGGTCATTATCGGTTATGTTTTTTATTGCAGCGTATGGAACGGCAATCGCAATGTATTTCGAAGAACCTTTGTTCTTGAAGCTTGGTGGCGTCGCGCTTGGAATATTTTTGACATTCCAGTTGATTGAAAAATTTGAAAATAAATGAAATTACAATTTTTTATATTACTTGCAAATATCCGGCTATCGTTTACAAAATTGATTGGAATTGTCGCATCGTTTTTTTTACCGATTTCAGGCATTTTGTTTTTGATTGGATTCGCAATATTTGTTGACACCTTGACCGGACTTTGGAAAAGTAAAAAATTAAAGATTCCGATCACATCGCGAAAATTATCGGCGGTTATTTCAAAATTATTTTTATACGAACTTGCGGTGATTGGTTTTTATTTAATTGACTTTTGGATTCTCAATGATATCGTTAAACAATTCTTTTCAGTTCCATTAATGTTGACGAAAATTCTTTCATTGGTTCTTGTTTCAATTGAAGTCATATCAATTAATGAAAATTATAAAGCGGTCAAAGGAATCGACATTTGGCAATCGATGAAGTCATTATTCGCCAGGGCAAAAGAAATCAAAAACGACATAAATGGAATTAGATCAAACCAAGATAGTTCAACACCGTCTATCTAACGACCAATTTTTTCAAGACGTTCACGAAAAGAAACAAATTTATTTGCATCACACGGCCGGCGGTGGCAATCCGGTATCGGTTGCAAAGTTTTTCCAACAAAAGGAAGGAAAGGTCGCGACGGCATTCGTAATCGGTGAAAAAGGAACAATCGTCCAATTGTTTTCATCGAAGCATTGGGCATATCACCTGGGGTTGAAACCGGAAGTTTTCGCCGAAAAAGGAATCACATATCGAAGCTTGGACAAGATATCAATCGGAATTGAAATTTGCAATTACGGGCCGCTAAAAAAGCAAAACGGCAACTTCATTAATTATGTTGGTGGCAAAGTTGACCGCTCGCAAGTAACGGAATTGAATGGCAAATACAAAGGCCACATCTTTTGGCAAAAATACACCGATGAACAAATCGAATCAACGCGTCAATTATTAGTTTACCTTTGCGATACTTACGGAATAAGCAAGGAATACAATGATTCAATATTTGACATCGACAAGCGCGCTTTGAAAAGTGAAAACGGAATCTTTACTCACAATTCGGTTCGTCACGATAAAAGCGACATTTATCCATGTCCGAGAATGATTGAAATGCTGAAAAATTTATGAAAAAACTAATCACATTTTTAAGCGTTTTAACGATGTTTGGTTGTTCATCCGAACGCCTTGCACAATATCATTATAAAAAGGCCTTAAAACACGGCTTGAAGCTTGTTCAAGATAGCGACACGATAAGAATTGCAACCGTTGATTCGGTTGCGTATTATGTAAACGATACGATTCGATTCGAAAAAATTATTCGTTATCGCGATTCGATAGTGTTTTTTAGAAACGTGTATCTTCCGAAAACGAAATGGCAAACGAGAATTGAATATCGCTACAAAACGCAATTGGTCAAACAAGATGTTTTGAAATACAAATATATTTATAAAGATTCCAAAGCAAAAAAGTCGAAAAGCAATTGGAACTTATTCCTTTGGGGTTTCCTTTGTGGAATTGGATTGTTTTTTCTTTTGCGTTTCCTTGATAAATTAAGACAAATAGTTTGACGAGCAAATTTAGACCGCGTTTAAAACCGGACGAAGCGGAAGTTTTACAAAAATACCGCGCGATTAAAAAAACCGCCAACGAAATGGACATGGATGACAAGAACGTCAAACATGGTTGGATAAAAAATAAAACCGCATCGCTTTTCTTCAAGAATCCGAACTTCAAGACCGAAGATCAACAAGGATTCGAAACGATGAAACAAGATATTATTGATTCGATTTCAAATCACATTCCGAAATACATTCCAATTAAACGCGAAGAAGTGATTGAAGGTCATTTGTTGGTTGTTGATCCGGCCGATATTCACATCGGTAAATTGGTCGAAGCTTTCGAGACCGGCGAAGATTATAATTGCCAGGTTGCCGTGAAACGAGTTCGCGAAGGCGTTCAAGGAATAATCAACAAGGCGAAAGGATTCAACATCGACAAGATTCTTTTTATTGGTGGCAATGACATTCTTCATGTCGATACACCGACGCGAACAACGACCGGCGGAACGCCACAAGATACGGACGGAAATTGGTATTCGAATTTTTTAACCGCAAAAAAATTGTATGTTGAAATTTTAGAAATGCTTTTGCCGATTGCCGATGTTCATTTTACTTTCAATCCGTCAAATCACGATTACATGTCCGGGTTCTTTTTAGCCGATGTTATTCAAACCTGGTTCAAGGATTCAAAGAACATTACTTTCGATTGTTCGATTGCGCATCGCAAAGGATTCCTTTACGGAAAGAACTTGATCGGAACGACACACGGCGACGGCGCGAAACAACAAGACTTGCCATTGTTAATGGCTGCCGAATTTCCGATTGAATGGTCACAATCAAAGCATCGATATATTTATACTCACCATGTTCACCACAAATCGTCGAAAGATCACATTGGGATCACCGTTGAATCATTGCGGTCGCCTTCCGGTTCGGATTCCTGGCATCACAAAAAAGGATATTTATCAATTAAGGCGGTCGAAGGATTCCTTCATCACAAAGAATTCGGCCAGGTGGCACGATTGACGCATATATTTTGACGGTTATATCCAACATAATAGCCAAAAAAATGGAATAATGTAAAATATAACTAACATATTAGACAT